TACGCTGTCGCTATCAACGATGGGGTACACATTGCTTAATAGCAGCGTCACTACGCTCACGCCTGGCGGTGTCGGTTTCGTTGGCACTCAGCCGTATGTGATTCTGAAACACATCCGCATCATGAATGCGCTCACGACTTCGGCCGTCACCGTTAGCCTGTACCGCGGCGCCGTTCTCTCAAGTGTCGGCGGCCAGCAGTTTGCCTTCGACAACGTTTCACTCCCTGCCCAAGGATATCTCGATTGGGTGGGCCAAGACCGATTTGACTCGGCAGACTTCCTTGGCGGAATTGCGAGTCTTCCACAATCAGTCGTTATCAACATGACCGGCGAAATAGGCTTAAGCTAATGGCACAAATTTACGTTGCAGAATATCCAGGGCTTGCTACGACGGATCAAAGCGATTCAGTTGCGATCCTTGCTCTCCCACCTACGGCTGAATACACAGTCATCGTCTCGGCCGGCTCAAGCCGATCGGCGCAGCCGATTCAGGCCACAACGAAGTTCGTTGAAATCAGTTGCGACACAACTTGCTCTATCTCTGTCGGGCCTACAGTGTCAGGATCGGCAGGCATCACGAACCAGCGGCTAAATGCGAACGAACGCGTTATTCGCAGAGTGCCGTTCCAGCAGCAATCGACCGGACCAGGCGTATATCCGACCTTGACGACTGCGTATTCCATCTTCACTACGGCGAACGTCTGATGTCTATTTGGGAGACAGTTGCAGCGCCTATCTTAAAGATCATAGACAAGGTAGTCCCAGACAAGGCCGCTGCGGCCGCCGCTAAGGATGCTCTCACCCAACAGGCGCAGCAAGGCGCATTGGCGGAGGAACTAGCCGAGCTGCAAGCCGTCACAACTGCGCAATCCGATATCAACAAGGTCGAGGCCGCAAGCACTAACTGGTGGGTTGCGGGCTGGCGTCCTTATATTGGTTGGATATGTGGCACGGCGTTAGCAATGTCCGCTATTATCGGGCCGCTGTTTACATGGATTACGACCCTTGCCGGGCACCCCACGCCATTTCCAATAACCAATGATCCTCTCCTTCAATCCACGCTGGCCGGACTTCTGGGTATGGGGCATATCTCCCGCACCATTGAGAAGATTAAAGGCGTCTCTGGAAGTCACTGATGAATCCTCCCACCCCACACGAAGTAGCAGCAGTAGGCGTAGGCGGCTTGGCCGGCATAGGGACGTTCCTATCGACCATTGAACCAATATTGGCCGATATCTCGTACATCGCGGCTATCGTCCTGGCTGGCGTGACGCTTTACTTTAAGTTCAAAGACCGCAATAAATGATGTCTTTAGGCCCGAAGGGTGCCGCACTAATCAAGAGTTTCGAGCAATACCGCGACAAGTCTTATCAAGATCAGCGCGGCATATGGACGTGTGGTTGGGGGCATACTGGACCAGATGTTAAGGCAGATACCGTCTGCACTCCTGCATTGGCGGATGCTTGGTTCTTCAACGATACGCATACGGCCGTTAACGCGGTTCTACGCGCTATTGATGTCCCCATGACTCAGAACCAGTTCGACGCGCTGTGCTCTATATGCTTCAACATAGGCGCGCACGCCTTTGAGACCTCGACGCTAGTCCGCGTGCTTAACGCCGGCAACTATATGGCTGCGGCCGATCAGTTCTTGGCGTGGGATCACACGAACGGTCAGGTCAATGCAGGACTTAGCCGACGGCGCGAGGCTGAGCACGCTTTGTTTCTCTCCACTTAAGACCATGTGCCCTAGCGCTTGCCTTCAGCGCCACTTCAGGAGCTACTTTAGCTCGCACCAATAGGTCTAGGTAGATCCCTAAGAACGTCGGGCCGTGGTCTTGTATCTTAGAGCCGTACAAACCCCAAGCGATATGATGAGCCGCTTCGTGCAGGACCGTCGCCACATTCCGGCCGCCGTTAGCACGGTGCTCGCCGCCTTGGATGCTGATGCGGTTACGAGTCGGCATGCTCCAAGAGAATGATCTTTGAGGGTGCTGCACGATAGTTGGTCTCCTGACTTTATAGGCGTCACAGGCATAATAGACTAACTCGCGACACGCCGGAAATGGGATATGATTTTTATCCCAACCCGGCCATGTGTCCTCCCAACTATAGACCCTATCTTTATTAGGGTCTAAGCTCATTTCGCGATGCTCACCCAATCTGCTTTACGCACTTTCTTAGTTACAGAATCGCAATAGACAGGCGCATCAAACGTGATGCCGTGGTCTGCATGCGTAATCCAGAAGTTCTGGCTAGCCGGCTCGTAGCCAAAGTTGTTGTCGGCTGCGTACTCATCATAGCCCTTCAAACTGCCGTTACCGCGCAGACGCGCAGTCATCATGCGCTTGTGGAAGTGGCCGAATTCCATGACATCGTAATCCTGACCAACAGCGGCATTACGGGTATTCTTCTTCTGCTCGCCGCGCGTGACAGGACCTAACGGACCGATTATTCCGTCGCCGCCTCTGAACTGATCCCCGTGGGTTAGGAGGTATCGAGTGTTGTATATACGATAGAGCGCATCGGACCCGTCCGGGATATAGAACGTAACTCGCTTATCTTCTGCGAAGGCTGCGGCTAGAAACTGGTATAGGAGCCAGCCGAAAGACGTATGGTTACGGTCCTTAGACCAAATTTTCTTAGTGTCACGATCGTGATTGCCTGACACGCACGGCAAGAACACATGGCCGAAAGTATCGGCCATGAGCCGTATGGCCGGCACCAAATGGCGGTAAAGGTCCAACACTGTGGGCATTGTGTTGAGTTCATTTGAGGCCGCCAGTTCATCATGAATGTTACCGCTTACCATGTCGCCGCCGAGAGGCACTACAATACCTGGGTAGGACATGGCCGGATCAAGTATCTTACAAAGCGCAATAGTCGTATCTACGACCGTTTTCAGGCGCTTATGGGCAATTGTCAGATTGTAGGCATTGACGCCGCCAATCTGTTCTGGGCGTACCATTTCTCCCCAATGCAAATCGGACAACATGAGTTTCGGCACGCCGGGCGACTTCGCAGTCTTCGGCTCGTAAACCCACTTAGGAAGCTGCAATTCCTGTACGGCGAGCTTCGCCGTGCCGACGTAATCCCGCATGACTTCCGCCGTGCTGGCGACTGTGCGAGCCTCTTCAAGCTCTTTCTTCAGCCCTGCAATGATAGTCGCAGAATCGTGCTTTGCCTTGAATTCGTCTAGTGTCTTAACTCCCATTACGCACCTCTAATCTTCTTGGCTACCTTCGGATCTGCGAACCACACGCGCTTCGCGTTACGTCCACTGCCACCACTGCCGGCCTCTACAATATGATCCAAGAATTGCTCTCGGAACTGACCCATTTGCGTGGTGCTAATCCCTGAGCGCTTGATGAAGTCTCCCTCGTAGTCCCATTGCTCTGTGCCTTCCTTAAGCATCGCGGCCAGCGCCGCGCGGATCTTGTTGGGGACAATTACATTGGCATCGTGAGCACTGCGGAAATCGGCAATCGTCTTTGGCTTCGCCATTAGAATAAGG